CACACCGACAGACATTGACGAGGTGCATGTCTCCGTGGCATTCACATGGGATCTCCCTGAAGCGGAGAGATTAGCCCATGTATGGGGCAGGATCGCCCCTGTAAAAATGGGTGGGCCTGCTCTAGGCACAAGGGGAGAAGAGTTTGTAGGTGGCAAGTATATCCGTGAGGGATACACCATCACAAGCAGGGGATGCCCAAATAAGTGTTGGTTCTGCACGGTATGGAGACGGGACGGGCACGTTGTCAGGGAACTCCCCATCGTGGATGGATGGAACATCCTTGATGACAACATCCTTGCCTGTTCTGAATCGCACATCCGAAAAGTATTCGCCATGCTTAAACGGCAGGATCGCAAAGCGGAGTTTACGGGCGGACTTGAGGCAAAACGCCTTAAACCGTGGCATTGCGAACTACTTGCGGATCTCAAACCGCATCAAATGTTCTTCGCCTATGATACGCCGGATGATTGGGAACCGCTTGTCGAAGCATCAAAGATCCTTGACGAACATGGGATCTTAAACCGTACACAGTGCCGATGCTACGTGCTTATAGGTTGGCAGGGAGACACAATGGAGAAGGCGGAGGAACGCCTGAAACAGATCCTTTCACTCGGCATGTTCCCGATGGCGATGCTGTACAGGGATCAAAAGGGCGAAACGGATATCGAATGGCGAAGGTTTCAAAGGCTCTGGGCAAGACCTGCGATGATCGCCGTCAGGCAAAAGGAGATGGTAGCGTGATTCCCCGTGCTTATTTCCGTGCTACCGAGCAGGCGTTATACGAATATCCGAGCATCAAAAAGGCATTACGTCAGCGTGAAGATTGGCTCGAAAGTCATTCCGGTGAGTACATCCTGGTCGGCAAATGTTCCGTCAGACCCATCAGTCGGTATCAAGAGAGCGTGGTTATCAAGAAAGAGCATGATTACAAATACCTCTCCTTGGCAATGAAACTACAGGCGATCCAGGATGGCGTTGAATATCTGCGGGACTTGCAAAAGGATTTGATCGCAATGTACTACTGGCAGGGACTGTCACGAATCGAGGTAGCGTGTGAACTGAACATATCGGAGCGGGAGTTTTTCAGGCAGAGGAGACGGGCGATAGAGCATGTGGCGCGTAAACTCTGGGGACCGTTTGGGGAAAGCGATGATTAGGAGGTGGCAGAGATGACTCACATAGACGAAGCCAAGAGGAGGGAGGAGATGAAATGACATAATCCTGGCATTATCTTGGCATTTTGGAGGGCTAGAACCGTGTTATAGTGTAAGTGTGGAGGAGTGTTTATTAGGGCTAGCCTTTCGGGGCTGGCCCTTTTTTGTTGTCCAAAAATCGGGGAGGTGGACGTTGTGGATACCTGGGGTAGGGATGGAGACGGCAAACTTATTCGCGGGGAGAATCCTTATTATCCCTCGATGCGTCACCCGTTTATTTTCAGCAATTACGGGGACGACGATCTTTCATACCACCAGTCATTCAGAGCGACGATCATGAAAGGCGAATATATACAGGCTACGAAGATTGCCTGAAACCCCTGCCCTGACTGACTTTCCCAATATCAAGCAATTGCTAAGCAAATGCTTACCAAATGCTAAGCAAGTGCTAAGCACATGTTAAGCATTAGAGTATATAAGATAAGAGTAAAGGAAAGTAAATAAAAGAAAAGAAAAGAATACAAGATAATAGTCCAAAATGGAGGTGAAAATCGTGGCAAAACCAGGCAGACCTAGAAAATATAAAACTGCCGAGGAATTGCAGGTCAAAATCGATGCCTATTTTGCCGAGTGTGAGGAAAAAGAGAAGCCCTATACGGTCACGGGGCTTGCAATGGCGTGCGGTTTAGATCGGGAACAGTTGATTAACTATGCTTCGGAAGAAGAGTTTTCCGACACCATAAAAACAGCGAAAGCAAAAGTGCTCCGGTGGCTTGAGGAACACTTGAACGATAAATCAACCTTCACTCCTGGAATCATTTTCAATCTCAAGAACAATTACGGATGGCGTGATGAGAAACATTTAGAGCACACAGGCAAAAACGGCGGGCCTCTGCTCATCAGGTGGCAGACCGCGGACGAGGCAATAGATGAATGAGATAGTCATTCCATATCATCCCAGGTATCCGCAGAATATCATTCATGAGCGGATGGACAAGGCGCGTTTCAGCGTCATTGTGGCTCACAGGCGGCTTGGCAAAACTGTCTGCGCGGTCAATCACACGATCAAAAAGGCACTCACGGTTACTGCTCCGAATGCGAGATACGCTTACATGGCTCCGCAGCGTAACCAGGCTAAACGTAACACTTGGGACTATTTCAAAAGGTTCGTTCAGCCCGTGCCTGACGTAAAAATATCAGAATCAGAGTTGACGATAGACCTGCCTAACGGGTCGCGGATGATGCTTCTTGGTGCGGATAATCCCGATGCTATCAGGGGTATGTATTTAGACGGCGTTGTTATGGACGAGGTAGCGCAGATGAAGCCTGAAGTGTGGGGAGAGATCGTGCGTCCCACATTGGTAGACCGTCAGGGGTGGGCGGTATTCATCGGCACGCCGAAGGGCATGAACCTGTTTTATGAGTTGTACGAATATGCCCAGACCTTGGATGACTGGTACTCCGCCCTCTACCGGGTGGACGAGACGGGCATAATTTCGGAAAAAGAACTCGAGATGGCAAAGGCAACCATGTCTGATGCCGCGTTTCGCCAGGAATTTCTGTGTGACTTCTCCGCTTCTTCCGACGACACGCTCATCACAATAGACCTCGTTAGTGCGGCGTGCAAGAAGACCATCACTCCTGCGGATGTAAGGGGAGCGCCGAAGATACTGGGAGTTGACGTTGCGCGCTTCGGGGATGACCGCTCTGTCATAGTCCTGAGGCAGGGGCTGTGGTGTCACGAACCGATAGTCTTCACCGACGTGGACAACATGACGCTCGCTCAGAGGATAGCGGCTCAATATGACCATCATCAACCAGACGCGCTCTTTATAGACGCGGGACGCGGCGAGGGAGTCATAGACCGCTTGAGGCAGTTGGGCTACCCGGCGATAGAGGTCAATTTCGGGGGCAAGGCTGCCGATCCTGTGCGGTACGCCAATAAACGTTCCGAGATGTGGGACAAGTGCCGGGAGTGGATAGAGGCAGGCGGCGCATTGCCGAACATGCCTGACCTAAAGACCGACCTGGTATCACCTACGTACAAGATGGACGCATCAGATCGCATGGTGCTTGAGGCGAAAGACGATATCAAGAAGCGTGGAGGCAGGAGTCCTGACATTGCCGACGCATTAGTCCTGACCTTCGCGGCTCCCGTCAGACCGAAACTAAAGATAACGGACAGGTCTAACATGGCGAAGAATAGATTTACCAATGCTAACCAATACGATCCCCTGAAAGCGAGGTAATAGCATGTGCATATTTAATCCCACTGTCCCGAAGATTACACCTCCTCCCGTCAAGAACGACGAGGGAGATCAGGTCAACCGCGGCATCGAGGCGGAGCGCAGGAGACGCGCTGCGGCATACGGACGCGAGGACACCGTGGCAACCAGTTCTCAAGGTCTGCTCGGAGCCGCACCCGTGGCGAAGAAAAAACTATTAGGAGAGTGAGTTGACGGCGGATGGCTCAATACGAGAATGAGGCGTTGATGAAGCATGTCAAGCGCCGTCAGAAGGAACTGGAATCATTACGCGAACCAATGCAGCCGTGGTGGGAGGACATCACGGCATTTATTTTGCCCTGGAACGGGCTGTTCGACGGGACAAAGCCGAGTGATGCTCAACGATCTGTCGCAGAGATATACCATCCTGCTCCTACCTACGCGGTCAACGTCATGGCGGCAGGATTGCAGGGAGGTTTGACCTCACCTGCCCGTCCGTGGTTCCAACTTGCCACAAAACATCCGGCAGGGGGCAGGAGCAAGGCGGCTAAGGCATGGCTCAAGGTTATCGAGGATCTAATGTACTCTATATTCTCACAGAGCAACGTCTACCAGGGACTGCATCACGTCTACAAGGAACTCCCATACGGTACTGCGGCGGTGGTAGCGGAGAAGGATTACGAGTCAGTCATTAGGCTTAGACCTCTGACTATCGGGGAATACGTGCTTGGAGTGGGGCATGATTTGAAGGTCGATTCCTTCGGGCGGAAGTTCTGGCTCCCTGCTCATGCGGCACTCAAGTGGTTCGGTGAGAAGAACTGCTCAGAGAGATTAAGGGAACTGGCGAAGAATCACGAGGACACGCCTGTCATGATAGACCATTTCGTGGAACCCAACGAGATGGTGCGTGAGGATAAGCCGTTCAATGCAGGCAAGGGATTCAGGAGCGTCTACTACGAGGACTCCGGGCACGAGAATAAGAACTTCCTGCGTGAGTCAGGGTACGGAATATTCCCCGTACTCGCACCCAGATGGTCTGTCGTTCCGGGCGCACCGTGGGGATGGGGTCCGGGAGAGACGGCTCTTGGAATTGTGCAGATTTATCAGCAATTTCAGAAAAAGACCATCAAAGCATTCGACATGAGCATAGACCCGCCATTGGTCGCTCCGCCTTCACTTGAGACGATAGGGGTCAACCAGTTGCCGGGCGGGGTTAACTATGTGCAAGACCCGTCAGGTGACAAGTTCGGGCCTCTGTTCTCCATCGACTTTCACCCGGAGCGCATCAAGGCATGGACTGACGATCTTCAGTACTGGATTGGCAAGAGTTTCTTCAACGACCTCTTCTTGATGTTCGCGCAGGAGCCTATGCGAGGCAGGGATGTAACGGCGCGCGAGGTTGTGGAGAGGCATGAGGAAAAAATGCTCATGATCGGGCCTGTACTCGAACAACTCTATTCAGACCTGCTCGACCCGCTCATAGACACGGCATTCAGTTACATTATGGATGCGGGTATCGCACCTCCGCCCCCGGCAGAACTTGAGGGGGAAGAGTTGAAGGTGGAATACATCAGCGTCCTCGCACAGGCGCAGAGGATGGCAGGGATGGAGAAGGTTGAACAGTTCTCCGGCTTTGTGGGGTCAATCGCTGAATTCCAGGCGAAAGCGGGTAAAGACCCCGATGTAATAGACAACATCGACTTTGACAAGGCCGTTCACATCTACGGAGACATGATGGGCGTTCACCCGGAGATATTGCGGGACGAGAAGAAGAGAGACTTCATCCGGGCGGAGAAGGCGCGTGCAATGCAGCAGCAGATGATGATGGCGCAGGCACAGCAGGCGGCACAGGTAGGCAAGGACATGAGTGCGATCGAGAACAAAGAGAACAACGCGATAGGGGCGTTGATGGGTCAGAGGGGTAACGCGTGATGCTCCCGCCTAGTGCAGGGATATTTGAGCCTGAAGAACCCGAAGGCAAGGCGCAGCAGGAGAAGGACGGACGGGCACGCAGGATGGAACTGGCGGAGTTTTATGACCTCATGCACGACCTGAGGT